TGATCAAAAAATTAACTAGAACAATACCCCCTAAACGAGGGCCTAATCCACAAGGGTTGAATGTTCCCTTAAAACAAGTTAAAACAGCTAACCTGGAGAATACAAATGGCAGATATAGACAAAACGTTACCAAACGTAAAAACATCTATCGAGGTTGATCCTCAAGAAGAGATAGAAATTCAACAAGAAAAAGCAGAACAAGCTGCTGACCCTGGAGTAGAAGTAAATCCGTTAGAGGATGGTAGTGTAGAAGTAAACTTTGATCCAAGCAAAGTTAACATAGAGGGCACACCCGGTCACTTTGATAACTTAGCAGAACTATTACCAGATGATGTTTTAGAACCAATAGGAAATGAGTTAGCTCAAAATTATCAAGACTACAAATCCTCTAGAAGAGATTGGGAACAATCTTATACAACAGGTTTAGATCTTTTAGGATTTAAATATGAAAACAGAACAGAACCTTTTCAAGGAGCGAGCGGCGCAACACACCCTGTACTAGCAGAAGCAGTAACACAATTTCAAGCCGGAGCTTACAAAGAATTATTACCTGCTGAGGGACCTGTAAGAACACAAATAGTGGGCAAGCCCGATCAAACAAAAGAGTCACAAGCACAACGTGTTAAGAATTACATGAACTATGAGTTGATGGAAAAAATGGAAGAGTATGAACCAGAGTTTGACCAAATGTTATTTCATCTACCACTTGCAGGATCCACATTTAAAAAAGTTTATTACGATGATTTATTAGGAAGAGCTGTATCTAAATTTGTTCCTGCTGATGATCTAGTTGTACCATACGATGCAACTTCTTTAACAGATGCAGAAGCAATAATTCACACAATAAAAATTTCAGAGAACGATTTAAGAAAACAACAAGTTAATGGTTTTTACTCTGATGTAGATTTAGGCCCACCTAGTAATACAACTAAAGATGAAGTAGAAAAAAAAGAAAAAGAATTAGATGGCACAAAAAAAGTTGGCAGACAAGAATCTGTTTATAATTTATTAGAGTGTCATGTAAATTTAGATCTTGAAGGGTTTGAAGATAAAGACGATGAATTAAATCCTACAGGAATAAAATTACCATACATAGTTACAGTGGATGAAGGTTCAAAACAAGTTCTATCCGTTAGACGTAACTATGAACCAACAGATCCAAAGAGAAATAAAATTCAATATTTTGTTCACTTCAAATTTCTACCAGGTCTAGGATTTTATGGCTTTGGATTAATTCACATGATTGGCGGATTGAGCCGTACCGCAACGGCGGCTCTCCGTCAATTGCTAGACGCAGGAACATTATCTAATTTACCTGCAGGATTTAAACAGAGAGGTGTAAGAGTTAGAGATGAAGCAGCTCCAATACAACCAGGTGAGTTTAAAGATGTAGATGCACCAGGTGGTAATTTAAGAGAAGCTTTCTTTCCACTACCATACAAAGAACCATCACAAACACTATTACAATTAATGGGCATAGTAGTTGGAGCAGGTCAAAGATTTGCAGCAATTGCTGATATGCAAGTAGGTGATGGTAATCAACAAGCAGCTGTTGGTACAACAGTTGCATTACTAGAGCGTGGTTCAAGAGTTATGTCTGCGATACATAAAAGATTGTACACAGCAATGAGATCAGAATTTAAATTATTAGCAAAAGTATTTAAAACTTATTTACCACCAGTTTATCCGTACGATGTTGTTGGTGCTTCAAGAGAAATAAAACAAATGGATTTTGATGATAGAGTAGACATTCTACCTGTTGCAGATCCTAACATATTTTCTATGGCACAAAGAATTACAATGGCACAGACCGAGTTACAACTTGCAACGTCTAACCCACAGATACATAATCTATATGGAGCGTATAGAAAAATGTATGAAGCCCTTGGTGTAAAAGATATAGATCAAGTTTTACCTCCACCAGCCCCTGTTCAACCAATGGACCCAAGTTTAGAACACATAAGTGCCCTTGGAGGCAAACCTTTTCAAGCGTTTAGAGGTCAAGATCACCAAGCACACATAACAGCTCACCTAACTTTCATGTCAACTAACATGGTTAGAAACAATCCACCGATTATGGCTGCAATACAAAAAAATATTTTAGAACATATTAGTCTGATGGCGCAAGAACAGGTAGAATTAGAGTTTGCAGAAGAATTAAGACAAGCTCAAGTGTTACAGGTTCAAGCTCAACAAGATCCAATGGCTGTTCAACAGCTTCAAAAAATAAGTCAAGACGTTGAAGCAAGAAAATCTGTGTTAATTGCAGAGATGACAACTGATTTTGCTAAAGAAGAAAAAGAAATTACGTCACAATTTGACTCTGATCCTCTTTTAAAACTAAAATCTAGAGAAGTTGACCTTCGTGCAATGGAAAATCAACGTAAAAAAGACTCTGACATGGCTCAAATGGACTTAAACAGAGCAAAATTAGTTCAAGCAGGTCAAATCGCCGAAGATAAACTTGAACAAAACGAAGATTTAGCAAAATTACGTGCTGGAGTAAGCCTTGCGAAGACTGGTGTACAACAAGCGCAAGTTATGATAGACGATAATTAATAAAAAGGAGCAAAAAAATGCAAAAACTAGATAAAATAAAAGAAGTTAAGGTTGCAGAACAAAGTATTGAAGTAGATCCTAGATCTAAAACTACTGCCGACCAAGCTTTTAATTATATTGCTACAGGAAAACCTGAAATGCCAGTTGGCGGTCAGAAAAGAATGTTGGCAGAAAAGAAAAGAAACTCTAAAGCATACTAATGGCTTGGTTTGGTTTAGCAAAAGTAGCTTTACAGGCCGGAACGCACATATTTAAGAAGCGTCAAGAGACTAAGATGGCCATGGCTGATGCACAACACATGCATGCAAAGCGTATGGCCGACGGTCAAGCAGAATACCAGGGCAAATTGCTAGAGGCAAGACAATCGGACTGGAAAGACGAATTCGTTTTACTTGTGTTAACGGCGCCTATAGGAGTTCTAGCCTGGGCGGTCGTATCGGACGATCCGATGGCTATGGATAAAGTAAAATTGTTCTTTGAGTATTTCTCGGCGTTGCCGTCATGGTTCACAAATTTGTGGATACTTGTCGTCGCGAGTATATATGGTATAAAGGGCACACAGATTTTTAGAAACGGAGGCAAAAAATAATGAGAAAAGATTACAGACAAAATTTTAGAATTGGTTCAAACGTTAAAAAAATAGAACAAGCTTTTGGAGCAAAGAAAAAGAAAAAGAAAAAATCTTTTCCTGATTTAAACAAAGATGGCAAAGTAACTTTTGCAGATGTTTTAAAAGGAAGAGGAGTTAAAGCAAAAGCATAATGGCTCGTCCAGGTTTATACGCAAATATTCACGCTAAAAGAAAACGTGGCGGTAAAATGAGAAAAAAAGGTGCAAAGGGTGCGCCCACTGCAGCTAATTTTAAAAGAGCTGCACAAACAGCGAGGAAAAAATAATGACTAAACTATGTCCAAGAGGTAAAGCCGCAGCAAAACGAAAATTTAAAGTTTACCCGTCTGCATACGCAAATGCATACGCTAGCAAAATTTGTGCTGGTAAAATTAAAGATCCATCTGGTGTAAAAAGAAAAGATTTTAGAGGCAATAAAGCTGAAGGTGGTTTAATGGAAGCAACTGCTAAATTAAAAAGACAAGGCTATCTTAGAGGTGGTGTTGCTAGAGGTTGTGGAAGAATTTTAAAAGACAGAAAAAAAGTAACTAAGTACGCATAATGCCATGGCAAAAAACGGACTTGATAAATGGTTTGCTCAAAAGTGGGTAGACATAGGAAGTAAAAAGAAAGATGGTTCTTTCTCAAAGTGCGGAAGATCAAAACAAAAGAAAGATGCAAAACGTAAATATCCAAAATGCGTCCCACTAGCTAAAGCAAGAAGTATGTCAGAAGGTCAAAGACGTTCAGCTGTAAAAAGAAAAAGAGCAGTTGCACAAGGTGTTGGTGGTAAACCAACAAATGTCAAAACTTTTGCAAAAAGAAAACAAGCCATGATGGGTGGTTTCATGGGTAGAAGAATGGGTATACGATAATGAGAAGGCAAGATAAAATGCCTAAAAGAAACAAAAAGAATTTCCGTCCAACGGAAAAAGGTGCAGGCATGACAAGGGCCGGAGTGGCTGCATATCGAAGAGCTAATCCCGGCTCAAAACTAAAAACAGCGGTCACTGGCAAAGTTAAACCAGGATCTAAAGCTGCTAAAAGACGTAAATCATTCTGTGCAAGAAGCGCTGGTCAAATGAAAAAGTTCCCAAAAGCTGCAAAAGATCCTAACTCAAGACTAAGACAGGCCCGTAGAAGATGGAAATGTTAAGGAGAAAATATGCCCGGAACTATGAAAAAAACAAAAATGATGGGTGGTGGAATGATGATGAAAAAACCTATGATGAATAAAGGTGGAAAGATTCCCCCACAATTAAAAAAATTCGTTATGGCTAAAAAGAAAAAAGCCAAAATGAAAAAGAAAGCGTAATGTCAGACCCAAAAGTAGGCACAGGTAAAAAGCCGAAAGGGTCTGGTAGAAGACTTTATACGGACGAAAATCCTAGAGATACCGTTCGTATAAAGTTTGCAACACCTACAGATGCAAGAAAAACTGTTGCAAAAGTTAAAAAAGTATCTAAACCTTTTGCAAGAAAAATACAGATACTTACTGTTGGAGAACAGCGAGCCAAAGTAATGGGTAAATCAAAAGTCGCTGCAATTTTTAAGAAAGGCAAAGATGCAATTAGAAGACGTAATAAAAAAACTAATTAGGTTTTTAAAAACTAGATTAGAAGCTTTGTCCGTGTCGGTAACATCAGGAAGTGTTGACAGCATGGAAAAATACAGATATATAATAGGACAAATAAATGCCTTAGAGGCAACACTACAGGAACTCTCTAACCTGCTAGAAGATAAGGAGCAAAATGGAAAAGGAACAGTCATCGATATTAAAACCAAACAATGATCTTATTGGTTTAAAAAAATCAAAAAAAGAACCAAATTTACCAAAACCCACCGGATGGAGAATGATAGTTTTACCTTTTAAAATGAAGGAAAAAACTAAAGGTGGATTACATCTTGCTGAAACAACTTTAGAACGACAACAAGTTGCATCACAAGTAGGATTGGTTTTAGCTATGGGTCCACAATGTTATAAGGATAAGGAGAGATATCCAGAGGGTCCGTGGTGCAAGGAGAAAT